TCAGGCCACCTGTCGTGTCGGTGTCGCGGTGATGTCGACCGTCAGATCGAATTTGGGGGCGTAGTCGACCAGTGAGTCCAGGCGGTACAGGTCCACGCGGCGGGTGCCGAGCTTCGACACCGTTTGGCGCGAGAGTCCGACACTGGTGGCGAGCGCGCTCTGGGTGAGCGGAGATTCCTTGATGGCGGCCGCGATTGCGGTGGCCAATCGGCGGCTCATGCGTCCGCTGTCTGTGTGGTCCTCGGCGCTCGGGTGCGATCGGGCCTCGAGCCAGGTGGGTTGATCGATGCCGCGGGCGGTGGCGGACGGGCCGTCGAGATGCATTTCGGGCTTCAAGCCGAACAGTGGGCAGTAGTCCACCAGGCGCTCCAGTGAGAAGCGGTTGATCTCCTGGTTGGCCAGGCGCCCGACTTCGTGACGGCCGATGCCCGTATCGAGCGCGATTTCCTGGATCTGTTCGCCGCCGGCCTCGATCGCATCGGCTATCGCACCGAGCAATCTGGTGCGGAGTTCGAGGCTGCTGGGCATGCAGGCAGTGTACCGACGCTGTCTGTCGGCATCGGTCGAGCTGTCCACCTGTCATTCATATCCCATGTCCTATGGGCTGCATGGTACGTTGGGCGGGCGTCACTGTTCATGCCGCAACCCCCTGCGCCCGTGGGTCTTTCAACGGGTGGGACGCCTCACCCGCGTTGCCGTCGTGCCGTCAGAGGGCCATTCGCTTTCGTTCCCGATTCAGGGAGTCCACCTGGTAAAGGCAGACTCGGGCAGGGGCGGCCGTGGTTGGTCGCAGTGACTTCCTGGAGTGACCCAGTCCTGGGGCTCCGAGTAATTTCCGTGGGCCCGTTGTCCGACGAAGCGATCCGATCCGACCGACCGGGCGTGTGCACGTGGGGTGATCCGTGGCCGAGCGGTTACGGGGTTACCCTGCCTGGCTCTCCTTCACGCTCTCTCCCGAGCGGGAGGGCCTGGTTGGCCAGCTGGTTGATCTTGATAGATGGAAGCCGCTGAGCATCAATGGGTTTCGAGTGATTGATCTGGTTGCGGCTTTCGGGCGCTGGGAGAATTGGTGGAGGTGCTTCAGGTGGTGGTGTCGTGACGTGGGGTTCCGGCGGTACGCGCGCGGTGAGTGCGCTGCATCGGCGGAATCGGCCGTTGGTTCTGGCGCGGGACGGGTTTCGGTGTCGGCTGCGGCTTTCGGGATGCGCGGGCGATGCGGTCGAAGTGGACCACATCGTGAATCATGCGCGGGGTGGGTCGGATGAGATCGACAACCTCCAGGCGGTGTGCGCGCCGTGTCATCGGAAGAAGACCGGATCGGAGTCCGCGCGGGCGCGCGCCGAGGCGAAACGTGCGGCACGGCATCCGAATTCGTTGTTGAAGCACCCCGGATACAAGTGAGGTAGCAATGTCGGTCGATGTTGACAATGTGCTCGTCGTGGGCCAGGCCCTGGTGACGATTCTCGGTGTGATCGTGAAGGTCCTGCCGATCGTGCTGGGCTGGTTCTGATCATCTTGCGCCCACCCGCGGTATCGATACCGTGGGTGGGTGGCAGGGGTGCGTCTGCCGGCTCGCGTGTGTGATGCGGGTGAGAACAACGCGCGAGATTTGAATGCCGGTGTACCGCAATGTGATCCGTCAGGGGCCCTGTTGTGTCCGGCGACCGGACCCGACACGGGAGTGAATTGGATATGGCTGGACGTAGGAGTGGTCCGCCGCCGAAATCGCCGGAGGAGCGCGCGCGACGCAATGTCGATCCGCTGGTCGGCGCCGATGGGTGGACCGAGATCGGTTCGACGCCGTTCGCGGGTGAGGTGCCCGAGATCCCCGAGTGGATCGAGGTGGGGCCGACGGGTCGCGCTGTCTACGAGCATCTTTCGCGGTTGCCGCAGGCGGCGATGTACGGGCCGGGTACCTGGTTTCAGTTGCATATGACGCTCCCGCTCATCGAGCGGTATCTGACGCGTCCGGGTTCGGAGAACTACAAGGCCATTACGACGACTCTCGGTGCGGCGCTGCGTCTTACCGAGGACGATCTGGCGCGTGCCCGGGTGCGGGTCGCCGCGCCGGTGTCCGAGGAGGACGCCTCGCCCGAGCAGCGCGCCCGTAGTGCGCGGGTGGCGTCGCTGGCGGATCGTCGCAAGCGGCTGATGGCTGGTTGATGGCCGAGGGCCGGAGCCGCGATGCCGGTTGAAGTCGTCAAGCCTCGCCGTTCCTCGCGCAGTTGTTCGCTGGGTTGGCTGGCGATCAATTGGATCGAGAGTTTGGTTGTGCACGGCGCGGGTGACGTGGTCGGTATGCCGGTGGAGCTGATCGATGATCAGGCCGCGTTTCTGCTCGACACCTATGCCCTTGCCGCGCCCGGTGAGCCGGACGAGGGCCGGCGCCTGGTCGATGAGGTGTTGATGCTGGCCCCCAAGGGTGCGGACAAGTCCGGTCTGGCCGCGCGAATGCTGATCTGGGAGGCGATCGGGCCGTCGCGATTCGACGGGTGGGCCGAGGGTGGCGAGATCTATCGGGATCCGTGGGGCCTCGGTTTCGAATACGAGTTCCAGCCGGGTGAGCCGCTCGGGCGTCCGGTGGACAATCCGTTCATTCGGTGTCTGGCGACGGCGGCGGATCAGTCGTCGAATACCTATGAATCCATCCTGTACAACTTCCGGGACGGCCCGCTGTCGGAGGCGATGCGGCGCAGGGACAATGCCGGTATCACGCGGATCGTGCTGCCGGAGGGCGGGGAGATCATCCCGTCGACCGCGTCGGGTTCGTCGAAGGATGGTGGTCGCGAGACCGCGGCGAATGCGGACGAGACCCATTTATATGTGCTGCCCGAGTTGAAGAATATGTTCCGGGTGGTGAACCGCAATCTGCGCAAGCGCGCGAAATTCGCTGAGCCGCTGATGATTGCGACGTCGACCTACTACGATCCCGCCGACGGTTCGATCTGTCAGGAGCAGCATGAGCTGGCGTTGAAGATCCGGGCGGGAAAGGTCAAGAACGATCGGTTGCTGCTGCACTATCGGTACGGCGATATCGAGCCCGCGGATCTGGGTGATACTGCGAAGCTGCGCGCGGCGCTGGCCGAGGCTTATGGGGGCGCTGCGAAGTGGATGGATCTGGATGCGCTGGTTACCGAGGTGCAGGATCCGCGCAATCCGGTCGAGGCGTCGTATCGGTACTTTCTGAATTCGCCCTCGACGGCGTCGAACGCGTGGTTGTCGCCCTGGGAATGGGCGCGCTGCGGTCCGATCGACGATGATCTCGACACCCACCGGCGGATCGAGCCGGGTGATGTGATCGTGCTGGGTTTCGACGGTTCTCGTAAACGTAAGCGCGGCATCACCGATTCGACGGCTCTGATCGGTTGCCGCGTGTCGGACGGTTGTTTGTTCGAGGTCAAGGTGTGGGAGCAGCCGCCCGGACATCATCCCGATGGCTGGGAGGTCGATACGGCCGCGGTGGATGCCGCGGTGGAACAGGCGTTTCGTACCTACAATGTCGTCGGTTTCTATGCCGATCCGGCGCTGTGGGAAACCTATGTCGCCAAGTGGGAGGCGAAGTACGGGGCGAGGTTGCTGGTGAAGTCCACGCAGCCGCATCCGATCGAATGGTGGATGACCGGGGCGCGGGCGTTCAAAACCGTTGAGGCGCTGCGTAAGTTCCAGGATGCGGTGCTCGATGGCGAGTTGTGTCACGACGGTTCGCCGATTCTGACCCAGCATGTTCTCAATGCGCGGCGGTTCGCTTCCACCAAGGGTGTGCAGATTCGCAAGGAGCATCCGGATTCGGCGAACAAGATCGATGCCGCCGTCGCGGCCACGCTGGCGTGGCAGGCCCGGCTCGACGCGGTCGCCAAGGGTATCGGCGGGAAGAAGCGCAAACGGATCGCGGTTCGAGTCCGCTAGAGCGAAAGAACAACTGAACAATGGCTGGTCAGCAGCAGAAACAGCAGCCGCCCGAGTGGTGGTTCGAGTATTTGATGAAGCGGTTCAACGAGAAGCTGGATCGTAAGCCGCGGGTTGTGACCTCCCATACGCCCACGACGCGGCGGGAGCGGTTGGCGCTGCTGTGGTCGTATTACATCGGCGATGCGCCGCTGCCGTACATCAACGAGAAGTATCGCGAGACGTTCCGGGAGCTGCTGCGTAAGGCGCGTCCCAATTACGCGATGATGGCGATCGACGCGATGGCCGATCGGTCGGTGCTCAAGGGCATCTACACCGATCCGGACAAGGATCTCGACGGTGACGATATCGCGCGCACTGTGATGAATGTGTCGGGTTTCGCTGCGCTGCAACGGGATATGCAGACCTACCTGTACACGCTGGGTGAAAGCTATGTCACCATCGTGCCGCCGCTGCCGGGTGCTGCGGCGGGGTCGGTGCCGATGCTGCTGGCCGAGGATCCACGGTTCTGTGTGGGTGAGGTGGATCCGTTGAATCCGCGGCATCTGGTCGCGTTCGTGAAGGTGTTCAACGACAAGATCAATAATCGGCAGCAGGCGATTCTGTTCGTCCCGGGGCAGCAGCACACCTTCGTCCGCGAGCCGGGCCAGTTCAGCGAGCAGTTCGATATCGACCAGTGGTCCAAGACCGATTCGGCGAGCCTGCCCGGGTTGGACGATTTCGGCGGTGTGCCGGTGGTGAAGTTCACCAACAAGATGGGGTTGGGGGAGTTCGAGCCGTATATCGATCTGCTGGATCGCATCTCCGACGGCATTCTGAACCGGATGGTCATCACCTGGTATCAGTCGTTCAAGCAGCGGGCCATCAAGGGCGATCTGGATGGCGGCGCGGATTTCAGCGACGATTCCGATTCGCTGATCAGGGAGCTGTCCGACGCGCATCTGTCGGATGTGTTCGAGGCCGATCCGGGCAGTCTGTGGATCGTGCCGCCGGATGTGGAGTTCTGGGAATCCAGTGCCACCGATCTGCAGCCGCTGCTGCTGGCGGTGCGTGACGATGTGAAGGAATTCGCCTCGTGCACAAGGATTCCGATGCACATGATGGCGCCGGACGGCACCAATCAGACCGCCGAGGGTGCGGCAATGGCGCGGGAGGGGTTGACCGACAAGATCGAGGATCGGCAGAGTCGTCAGGATCCGCAGTGGATTCTGCTGTGGCAGATGGTGTTCGGATTGTCCGGGCAGGCGGCGCGGACGGCGAATGTGCGGATCCAGTGGGGTCCGACCGAGCGGGTTCCGATGGCGTCGCGCACCGATGCGGCGAGTAAGACGCGGGGGATTCTGTCGCGTAAGCGGCAGGTCGTGGACATTCTGGGCTTCGATCCGGTGGTCGCGAAGCTGAACGAGACCGAGCTGCTGGAAGAGTCCATGGCCTCCGAATCCGCCGCGCCGCCGCTGCCCGACCTGTCGGCCGGTGCCGCGTCCACCGCGGAAGAACCGACCGTCGAGAGTGAGCAGATGGTGGAGACCGCCCGATGATCTCCGACGGCCATCACACCTTCGCCGAGCTCTACGAATACCGGATGCTCTACAACGCGCTGCTGTTCAATGAATGGGCTGCCGCGGGCAGCCACGACGTACACAAGAGCCTGCGCCACAGCGACGGCGAATTGTGCTTGGGCGGTGGCTGGTTCATCGTCGTGGCCACGCTTCCGGGTGGTCAGATCAGCAACCATTACCCCGTCGAGCACTGGGACAAGTTCCGGATCCCCGCGCGGGATGTGGCGGCCGAATGGGACGGACACACCTGCGCCGACGCGGCCGCGCGAATGACCCGCCTGCTGACGGCGGCGTGATGCTGGCGGGTCTGCTGCTGTCGCACTCGCGACGCAGACATCTACTGCTGCTGGACGCGCAGGATCGGGTCCAGGCACGCTGGCGAATGACCAATCCGTCCGACGGGGTTGCGGTAGAGGCATTTTCACGCGACGCCGCACAGATATCGATCGCCGCACAACGCCGTGCGGTCTCGCTGGTGTCGGCGGTCCAGCGCCGCTATCTGCACGAAATGAACACCGATATAGGCGATTTCGTGCCAGAGGTACCCGACGAGGTACGCCTGTACTCCACCACCAGGCCCTACCGATATGCCGAACCGAGGCTCGTGCGCACGAGTATCGGTGTGTCACAGCGCCTGCCGGTGACCGAGGTATGGAACCGCCCGGCGCGACGCTACCGGCGGATGCTGGCGGATGGCCGCGACCCGAACGAAGCTCTGGACGTCACCGCCGCCCGTGTGAAAATGGAACTGGCTATGAACGTCGCCCTGGCAGAACGGGAGGCAGAATCGCAGATCATCGGTCGTGCGGGCAAAGTCGATCCGGAGGTGATCGGCTGGCGGCGAGTAATTCGCCCCGAGCTCGCCAGAACCGGAAGTTGCGGTTTGTGCGTCGCCGCGTCGGATCGGATCTATCGAACCGACGAGTTGAAGCCGATGCACACCGGCTGCCACTGCGCCGTGCTGCCGGTGAATCACGGTTCGGATCCGGGGCGCTCGCTCAATCGCGAGGATCTCGACCGGCTCTACGACGATGCGGGCGGTACGGCGGCAAAACTGCTGCACCGCACCAAATACCGCGTCGACGAGCACGGCGAGCTGCAGGCGCTGCTGGTGCCCGCCCGCCGCGGCGAACCGGTGCCGCGGTCGCCAGGCGCGGTCGCCGACGACCCGACGCCGAATACGCGCAGGCAGTTGGCGCTCATGCGCAAGCTGTTGGCGGCGACGCAGCGCGAGGGGCCGGCGGCCGACGATCCGCGGCTGCTGTGGCAGCAGGCCCAGGTGCGGCGCTATGAGCGCATCGTGTCGGCATAGAGACTTCCCACCCCGATTCGGGGGCGGACGAGCAGGGCCGAACCCGGCATGGGCGAGACCTGAATGAAATACCGAATCCATTACCCGGCAAGGGATCACAACTGACTATGAGCAACCAGCACGCCGCGATCGAGGATATCGTCACCGAGGCCGAGGATTACGCCGACGGCGACGAGACCGCCGACACCGCGGGGGAGCGGGAGCTGAACCGCTACGGCTACCCCGACGCCACCCCGTTGGCCGAGATGAGCATCGAACAGCAGGCGGCGTACTGGAAGCACAAGGCGCGCGTGCACGAACAGCGGTCCAAGTCCAAGCAGCCCGGTTACACCCCCGAAGAGGTGCAGGCCCTGCGCGAGGAGCTCGAGGCGCTGCGCAACGCACAGCTGTCGGATTCCGAACGCGCGCACGCCGACGCGGTCGAAACGGCCCGCCTCGCCGGTCGCGACGAGGCCCGCGCGCAGCTGATGCCGCTGGTGCAGGAGGCGCAGCTGCGCGGTTACGCCTCCACCGTGATCAAGGGCGCCCGCCTGGACGGCTGGGTCGCGACGGTCAACGTGGCCGCGTTCTGCGCCGAGGACGGCAGTGTCGACGGCGCGAAGGTGGTCGAACACCTGCGGGCACAGTACGGCGAGGAACCCGCGACGCCGAGCACCTACCCGAACTTCGGGCAGGGATCGTCGGGCGCGCATCCGGAGAAGTCGACCAAGTCCGACGGCCTGGCCGAGGCACGGCGCCGATTCGCCAAGGCCGCCTAACTGTTTGGAGCATCCATGAGCAATATCGCAACCCGCGTCACCGGCATCTACACCGGTGATTCGCGGGCATTCGTCTACGCCGACGTCTCCGGCCCCGCCGGTCGCGCGTCGGTGACTCTGGACATGAGCAAGTTCACCGCGGCCCAGCTGGCCAGTGGCTCGTTGCCCTCGGGCATCGTGCTCGGCAAGATCGACGCCACCGGCCTGTACGGGCCCTACGATCCCGCCGCGACCGACGGCCGCAAGGTGCCGGCCGGATTCCTGTGGAATGCGTTCACCCCCACGGGAACTCAGGAGGCCGCGCCGCTGTGGTTCGGCCCGGGCGCGATCAAGGAGAGCAAGCTGCCGACCGGCTCGGGCCTGGATGCGGGGGCGAAGACCGCGCTCGGCGCCTGGTTCAAGTTCTTCTGAACCGAATCCGCTTCTCCCACCATCGAATTGACAACTGAATACAGAGGCCACGAATGACTCTAGTCTTCGACGCCCCGGTCCATCCGGACTCGGCGACCGTCTTTGCCCGTGAAGTGCCGCTGCCCGCCGACCACAAGCTGGTCAACTTCCTGCCCGATGTGCTCGTGCAGGAACAGACCGTCCGGCTGGTCAACGCCACCCGCGTCAACCGCACAGCGTCGTTCCGCTCCTTCGACGGCAATATCCCGCAGCTCGAGCGCGATTACGTCGATACCCGCGAGGTCGACCTGCTGCCCATCAGCGTGCAGGGCATGAAGGGCGAACTCGAGCGGTTGCAGCTCGAACGCGCCCGGCAGAAGGGCGGCTCGCTGGCGGCGATCACCGCCGCCATCTACGACGACATCACCCTGGCGGTGCGCGCGATCCGCAACCGCATCGAGGTGGCCCGCGGCGAACTGCTGCACTCGGGCAAGATCCAGCTCAATGGCGAGAACGGTCTGTATCTGAACGCCGACTTCGGTGTTCCCGCAGACCATTTCGTCACCGCTGCCAAGCCCTGGTCGGATCCGGCCGCGACCATCGTGTCGGATCTGGCGGCCTGGGTCGACAAGTACACCCAGGACACCGGTTACGCGCCGGGCGGCATGATCATCAGCCGCAAGACCGCGTCGCTGCTGCAGCGCAACGCCGAATTCCGCACCTACGCGGCCAGTCTCGCGGGCACCCCGCAGCTGGTGTCGCGCAGCGTGGTGAACAACATCCTCGACGACTTCAACCTCCCCGCCATTGCCGAGGTCTACGACACGGTCATCCGCGTCGACGGCGCCGACAAGCGCGTGATCCCCGAGGGCAAGGTCATCTTCGTGCCCCCGACCAACACCCTCGGCTCGGTGAAGTGGGGTATCACCGCCACCGCGCTCGAGCTGGTCAATGCCGCGCAGTCGGATATGAGCTTCGCCGACGCGCCGGGCCTGACGGGCGTGGTGGTCAAGAGCGGCCCGCCGTTCAAGGAGACCACCGTGGTCGACGCGCTGTGCCTGCCGGTCCTCGAGGACCCCAAGGCGCTGTTCGTCGCCACCGTCGGCTGATCGGCAGCGCAGTGGCACAACTGATTTCGTATGTCTGCGTCCGTGACGCCGACGGCGCGGACCAGTGGTTCGGGCCCGGTGACTCGGTGCCGGAGTGGGCGGTCGCGCAGATCGCCAACCCGGCCGTCTGGGATGGTGCTGCGGCGTCCATGGCCGCGGAGCCGGATGCCGGGCCGAAGCGTCGTCCCCGCAAAGCCGCCACCGAGGGGGCCTGACCGGTGGGTGTGTTCGCCACGCGGACGGATCTGCTCGCCTCCTACGAAGGTGAGCTGACCGAACGCCAGATGGTCTGGGCGGAAACCAAAATCGTCGAGGCCGAGGCGCTGCTGATGACGCAGGTGCCGCGGCTGGCCGTCGATCCGGCGACCCTGCCCGCGCTGGTGAAGGCGAACGCCACCCGCGCGGTCTGCGCGGCCGTGCTGCGCGTGGTGCGCAACCCCGCCGGTGTCGCCTACCAGGCCGCCGGTGGGTACACCACCCGACTGTCGGACAAGGCGTCGACGGGCGAATTGTTCTTCACCCCAGAAGAACTCGCGCCGCTGCGCAAGCGCCGCCGCCGCTACGGAGTTGTCGGAATCGCGCCGGTGCGGTGGTCGGCATGATGCTGCCCACTCCGCACGGAGAGACCGTGACCGTGTGGCGGCGTCCGGCCCGCGACCGGTTCGGCGACACCTCCTACGTCGAGCACCACGAAATCCGCGGTGCTGTCCTCGAATTCGGCGGCCAGGACGAACCCAACGCCAACGGCGTCGCGACCTCGAACCGGGAAATGGCCCGCTACGACGCGACGGTGTACGTGCCCGTCGGATCCGATGTGCTGGCCAATGACCTGATCGAGCTGGTGGACGGGGAGAAGTACCACGTCATCGGGCGGCCGCAGCGGCCGAAGCATCCGGTGACGGGGTGGACGCCCGGGGTGATCGTCCGGTTGCGGCGGATCGAGGGATAGGGACACCGATGATGTACCGCTTCGGCGCGCTGGTCTGGTACGGCGAGCAGGACCGCGCCCCCTCGGGCGCTCCGACCAACCCCGCGCTGGCCACGGTCGCCAGCAGTCCGCGCATGGCCGCGGGCCTGTACAGCATCGCGCGCGAGGCCCGAGCGCTGTGGGCCGCCCGCGTCCCGCATCGGAGCGGGAACCTGGCCAGTGCCGGCAGCATCTACCCGGAACCGCTGAGAACGGTCGGTTCCGACGGCCGCCGCATCGCGGTATCGTTCGAGGCCCTCGCCGATTACGCCGCGGCGGTGGAGTTCGGCCGAAAAAACCTTGCTACCCAAGGCAATCGACGCCCGCCGGTGCGGACCCGGGTCAAACCCGGCCAGTTCCCGCCCCGCGTGGGCGGCCGCCACGTCCTCGGCGGCGACAACCGGCGGCTGCGATCGGTGGTCACCGATATCGAGCGCCTGTACGGCGGTCGATGATGGCCACCTTCCCCGACGCCGAAATCGTCCTACTGGCCCTGCTCGACGATCTGGGCTGGACCTGCACCGCACTGCCCGACCCCGCCGAATGGCCCGCGCTCATGCCGATCATCGCGGTGAACCGCATCGGCGGCGGCTGCCGCGACGGCATCACCGATCGCGCGCTGATGTCGGTGGTCGTCGTCGCCGACACCCGAGCCAAGGCCTGGGCCAGCGCGCACCAGGTCCGCGAACGCATCCTGTCCGCCGGGGCGACCAAGGCCGCCGGCGTACTGATCGACTACACCGACGAGGAAGTCGGCAACACCCAGGAACCGGACCTGAACAGCGACAACAGATTCGTCGAATCCACCTATTGGATCAGCTTCCGCGCCCGGTAGAGACCCGTGATCACACAACTTCATACCTGCACCGGATGCCGGAAAACCCGGCCCGCCAACGAGTTCCACCGTAATGCGAGCAAACGCGACGGTATCGAACGGCGCTGCCGCGACTGCGCCGCCGATCGTAAACTTCAGGGCCGCTACGGCATCACGCGCGACGGCTATCAGCGACTGTTCGCCGATCAGGGCGGTGTGTGCGCGATCTGCGCCGAACCCGCCGAGGACGTGCCGCTGGTCGTGGACCACCAGCACGGCAGCGGTCAGGTGCGCGGACTGCTGTGCCACGGCTGCAATACCGGCATCGGACTGCTCAAAGACAATCCGGCGACGCTGCTGCGCGCCGCCGCCTACCTCGGAATACACAACTGAAAAGGGAGTCACCCCATGGTGGATACCGCCGCCCTGCGCAATCTTCAGCAGAGCCTGATCCGCAAGCCCCTCGCCGGCGCCGTCCTGTTGGCCCCGCTGTCGACGAATCTGCCCGTCGCGTTCACTGCCGGTGAGACCGCCGATCTGATCGATCTGAAGACCACCGGCTTCGTCTCGCTGGGCCACGTCGCCAAGGACGGCGCTCCGGCGTTCACGCCCGAGACCGAGACCTCCGAGGTGGAGAGCTGGGGTCTGCTGGAATCCGCGCGCACCGATATCACCAAGCGCAACACCAAGATCACCTGGACCGGGCAGGAAACCCACAAGGCGAATCTGGAGCTGTACCACAACCGCGACCTGTCGGCGGTCACCTACGACAAGGTCACCGGCGAGACCTCCTTCGCCGACCCGACCGAACCGTCGCTCATGTACCACCGCGCGCTGTTCATCGGCATCGACGGCGCGGGCGCGGACACCATCTACGTGATCAAGGTCGTGCCGAAGCTGACCATCGTCGAGGTCGCCGAGCAGTCCTGGAAGCAGGACGAGGCGCTGTCCTACCAGTTCACCGCCCGCGCCAAGCTGGACGACAAGCTGGGTTACGCGATCAAGACCGTGTTCGGCGGCCCGGGTTGGAAGAAGATCGCCGCGGCCGCGGGCTTCTCCGCCTCGGCCTGATCCAAACCCGCCGAAAGGTTTTCGCACATGTCCGCCACCATCATGATCTCGCCCGACAACGTCGAGGTCACCGCACACAGCGCCGCCGAGATCAATAATCTGGCGTGCTCGGGCTATGTCCGCAAGAGTGGTACCAGCGCGGTCGCCCAGCCCGTCGAGGCCGACACCGAAGCCGGTGACCGCAAGCCCAAGCCCGTGCTCCGCACTGCCGGAAAGTAACGGGCGCAACACAACTCAATACCGGGAGTCGAGCACCATGGCCGCTGCGGCGAAAAGCACGCAGAAGAAGACCGTCGAATCCAAATGGGCGCGTCTGGTTCGCGAAGCGAAAAAGGACCTCAACCCGCCCACGCCCTACGAATTCGACGCCTACGAGCCGCCGGTGCTCATCTCCCCGCCCGTCGGCATCGAACGCACCCTCATGCTGGCCCGCCTCGCCGACTCCGCGGGCATGGTCTCCGGCGAGGACCTGCCCGACATGATCGAGGCGCTGGTCGGCGAGGACGCCTTCCCCAAGGTGTGGGCCGTGCTGCGCGACGAGCCGATCGAGGTCACGCTCGCGCTGATCGACGACCTCAACCGCCACTTCAACGGCGGCGCGGACGCGGGCGCCGAGGAACTGCCGGGGGGCGAGTCGGCCTCGCAGTCCTGATCGAACGGCACTGCGAGGCCATCGAGTGGGATCTGCACGCCTACTGGGGCGTGGACCTGCTCGACTTCTTCCGCGGCAACCTGCCGTGGACCAAACTGTGGCGGTTCCTCGCCCAGGTCCCCGACGGCTCGCGCTACCGCGCCTCCCAGGCCATGGATCTCGACCTCGCCGAACACATCCTCGAGGTCGAAGACCGCGAAACCGGCGGCGCGGCAGCACAATCCGCGGACGACGGCCCGGTACTGCGGTCCTCGGCGGGCTACGACCTCAACGTCCAGGTGCTGATGACCATCGCGGACCTGATCCAGCAGCTCAACGCCACGTTGATCGCGGTCAACCTGCCGCCGGACAAGACCCCGCCCAAGATCCATCCCCTGCCGCGGCCGGTATCCGCGGTCGAGGTCGTGCGCGCCCGACGCGAGCGCGCCGAAATCGCTACTCAACTCGAGGTTTTCGGCATCTGAACCGTTCCGCCTGACCTTCCGACCCAAAGGTTCGACACATGTCCTATATCGCTGGCCATATCAAGATCACCGTCAGCCCGGACATGAGCGGTTTCAAGGAGGCCGTCGAGCGTGAAATCCGCAAAACCCGAAGCGATTCCGCCGCCGACAACGCCCGCGACGACAAAGACGCCGTAGAACGCGGCCGGGCTCGCGGCAAAGCCGAGGGCGACGCACACAGGAAAGCGTTCCAGGACGCCTCCGACCAACGCGCACGCCCCGGCCGCGGCCGCGGAATGAACGAGCGGCTCGCCGACTACGAGAAAGAACTGCGCGAGCGCCGCAAGATCCGCCACAAGATCGAAGCCGACGACGAACCCGTCCGCCAGCGCTCCCGCGCCGCCAAAAAAGACGCCGACTGGCTCGACGACGAAATCCGCAAGGAAGAGTCCGCGCGGCTGCGGCGCAACCGTGCTCGCCAGGCCCGGCAGGAACGCGAAGCCGACAACGACGCCAAACGCGCCGCCCAGCACGCCGAAAAACTCGCCCGCAGCAGCGATCTCGCCGCCCGCACCGCCCGCGAACGGCAACAGATCGCCGACGCGCTCAACCCAGCGAACCGAAACGCTCGCGGACGACTGCGCGGATACACCCGACACGTCCAGGAGCAGATCCTCTCCGCCGGCCAGCTCACCCAATTCAGCGGCAAACAGGCCGACGCCTGGCGCAAGGCCGCGGCCGCCCAGGACCGCGCCTCGGCCGACTACGCCAAAGCCGTGCAGGCCTCTCGAAAAGCCGACCGCGATGTCGACAACGCGATCGACGATCTGGCTCAGCAGCGGGCCACCAATGCGTCGAAGCGGCAGGTCGGTCGGGCCGAGAATCGGCTCGACACTGCGTTGGACAATCAGCGGCTGGCCAACGATCGCAAGGCTGTTGCGAAGGATACGGTCGCTCGGGCTCGGGCGGAGGCCGATCGGGCGGGCAGTGAGTTCCGGTCCGCGCACGCACTGTCGTCCTACGATCAGGCCCGACTCGACGCGATCGTCAGAAACGTCACCGCGCAGGCCCGTCAGCGCCGCGACTTCAACTCCGGCACAGTAGATTCCGACACCACTGTCATCGGCATCGCCAACCGCAACGCCGAACTGCTCAAACGGCGGGGCCCGAACCGCAACGACCAGAACGCCGCGCAGACCGCCATCGCCGCTGCCGCCGAACTGGACAGCGCCGAACGCAAGGTGTCCCAGGCGGAGATCGAACGGACCCGCGCCCAGGAACGGCTCGCCCGCGCCGCGGTCGCCAAACACCAGGCCGACGCGCAGTCGATCACCGACGCCACCCGCCTGGCCGCGATCAAC